ATGATGAATGATGTGAATATAAAAAAGTTTGTAGAATCTCTACATAAATCTTATTCCAATGATGAAAATAAATTCAATTGGAAACAAATCGTTAAGGTTTTTAAAACTAGTAAATTTGATAACAAATCAGAAGTTTATAATTGGGTGAGAGCACAAAAAGCTGGAAGAGGTGCTTATATTATTCCTCTTTCAAGTGTTTCTTCTTCAGTGACAAATAATGTTGTCAAAGTAGATACTGTAAAATCTGAATCTTCTAATTTAGATGTTAAGTCTTTAGTTCCAATTAGAGATAGTAATTATGTTCCATTCGGAAATTACAAAGATTTAGAAACTATTATATCTTCCAAACAATTTTATCCAACATTTGTGACTGGACCGACTGGTAATGGTAAATCTACTTCAATTGAACAAATTTGTGCAAAACATAAAATTTCTTTAATTAGAGTTAATTTAAACAGCTTAACAGATGAAGATCAATTAATTGGTACTAAAACACTTATCGATGGTAATATACAAATCGTAGAGGGACCAGTTGTTATAGCAATGAGATTAGGAATACCATTATTGCTTGATGAGATCGATGCTGGTGGTGCTAATACTCTATTATGCTTGCAACCTATCCTTGAAGGAAAGCCATTCTATTTTAAATTAAAGAATGAGATTATCGTTCCTAAATTTGGCTTTAATATATTCGCGACAGCGAACACTAAGGGTAAGGGATCAGAAGATGGAAGATATATTGGTACGAATGTTTTGAATGAAGCATTTCTTGAAAGATTTGCTGTGACATTTCAACAAGAATATCCAACACCATCGATTGAATTAAAGATCGTTAAAAATCTGATGGACTCTTATAAGTGTAAGAATGACAAATTTGCTCAGACTTTAGTTAAGTGGGCTGATGTGATTAGAAAAACAAATGAATCTGGTGGTGTTGATGAAACAATTACTACAAGAAGATTGGTTCATATTGTAAGAGCATATTCAGTATTTAAAGATATTGATAAATCTATACAGTTATGTACGAATAGATTCGATGAAGCAACAAGACTTGCTTTTATTGATTTATTTGACAAAGTATCAAATAACAAAGAAACTTCGGCTCCGAAACCATCAGAGTCTGAAGTTGCGAGTGCTGTAGTTAATCAACAACAAACAGTGAGTGCTTAATGCTAACTTGGAATTCACTTACTAAATCACAAAAACGTTGGGTAGAAAACGTTGCGAAAATTCTACCCGATTGTGTGACCAATGGGCATATTACAGCAACACAATGTTATGACTCTTTTAAACTATTAGAAAAACAAAGAGTTTCAGGTAGTCCAAAAATTGGATATCCAAATTGGTTGTTTAAACTTAATAAAATTAAAAGAGGAATCTATTTGTTTCCAGCAGAGGGAGTGACAGTACAAAAAGCATCTCAATCTTTAAGTGGGAAAGCTGAACCTATTGCTATTACCAACAGAGTATCAGAAGAAGATAAATCGTTTTTGAATGATTTAAAAGCTTTTGGTATTGATATAAAAGTTTCTTAATGGGAGTTTGTTAGTTTATTGTGAAGTGGGAGTCCCATATAAGAAAATTTCATTTTTTCTCCCACTTTACTTACAATAAAAAATATAATATAATAGTGATATGATAACATACGATAATGCTTCTAAAGCCCAAAGAAAATGGATTGATGCAGTAATTACTATTTTTCCAAATATTGAGAAAACTGGAGTAATTTCAGCAGCAGAATGTTATTCTGCTCATATGAATTTATTAAAAAATCGTAAAGCAGATTCAGATAAAATAGGATATCCTAATTGGCTATTTAAAACCAATAAAATAAGTCCAGGAGTTTATTTTTTTCCTGCGAAAGGATTAAACCCTGAGAGTATAGTTAAAACGACTCCAGTGGGAGATTCTTCTGTAAGAGCAGAAGTATCAAAGACAGAAGAAGATAAACAATTTTTTAAAGATGTATTAACAAATGTATAAATTTAACGAAGATAAACTAATAAAAGAATTAAAAGAATATATTGACCAAACATATAAAGGTCATTATTCTAAAAAGAAATTTCAGTCAACAGAGTTCATCGTTGATTGTGGTCATGGTCTAGGATTTACACTAGGCAATGTTTTAAAATATGCTCAAAGGTATGGGCATAAAGATGGACAAAATCGTAAAGATCTTTTAAAGATTTTACACTATGCTCTTCTTGCTTTACATATACACGATCAAGGAGAAAAACTTAATAATGAAAAGGAGTGAGAATGAAACTAAGTAAAGAAACACTTGCGATTATGAAAAACTTCGCAGGTATTAATGCCAATCTAATGCTAAAGAATGGTAATAAAATATCAACAATATCGCCAGCAAAAAGTGTAATGGCTGTAGCACAAATTTCAGAGAACTTGCCAATTAATGGTTCTGGAAATTTTGGTATATATGAATTAAACGATTTTCTATCAGCTTACACATTAATGGAAGATCCAGATTTAACATTTGCTGATAATTTCTGCATGATTTCTAAAGGTCATCAAAAAATTAAATTCTATTCAGCAGCAAGTGAAATGCTACTTGTTCCATCAAAAGAAAGTTTGCCTGTTTCTGATGATGTATCTTTTAATTTAAGAGCAGCAGATTTAGATATTATTTCAAAGTCAGCAGCAGTTTTAAAAGTAAGTGATATATCAATCGTATCAAAAGATGGTAAAGTAAGTGTTGAAGTTGCTGATAAAAAAGCACAACAAGCTGCAAAATCAGGACAATCAACAGCTAATACTTTTAATCTAGATATTGGTACATCAGATAAAGAATTTAAAGTGAATATGAAAGTTGATAATTTACAAAAAATTGTACTTACAGATTATGTAGTGACAGTTGATAGCAAAAAACTATCTAAATTTTCAGCGACTAAAGGTTCGCTAGTATATTACATCGCAATCGAATCTGATTCTGTAATCGGCAAATAATCTAATGGGAGGAATACTCCCATTATACATCTATATTATATTATGATAAACACATCTGAAAATCAATTTGTTTGGGTTGAAAAGTATCGTCCTCGTACAATCAACGAATGTATCTTACCTAAAAATTTTAAACTTACATTAAAGTCTTTCATTAAAGGAGGACAGATACCACATTTTCTATTTTATGGTACAGCAGGAGTTGGTAAAACTACTGTCGCTCGTGCACTATGTGATGAAATTGGTGCTGAATATATAATCATAAATGGTTCTGAAGAGGGTCGTATGATTGATACTCTAAGAGTAAAGATTAAAGGATTTGCTTCAACTGTATCTTTGACTGCAGCAAAAAAAGTAATTATTCTAGATGAAGCTGACTATATGACTCCGAATATAATGCAACCAGCTTTAAGAGCATTTATAGAAGAGTTTTCTTCTAATTGTAGATTTATACTTACTTGTAATTTTAAGAATAAAATTATTGATCCGATTAAATCAAGATGTTCTGTAGTTGACTTTAAAATACCAAATGATGAGAGAGCAGTTATTGCTACTGATTTTTTCAATAGAGTTGTTGAGATCCTGGAAAAAGAAAATATAAAATACGATAAGAAAGTAGTTGCTACTCTTATACAAAAGTTCTTTCCTGACTTTAGAAAAACATTAAACGAACTACAAAGATATTCGGTAGGTGGTACTATCGACACAGGAGTTCTTGTGGGGGTATCAGATGAGTCTTATACAAACTTATTTAAATATTTAAAGAATAAAGAGTGGGATAAAATGCGTGAGTGGATTGATCTTAATTCAGACATTGATACTACAAATTTATTCTCAGAGATATTTGAAAAATGCCATCCATCAATTGAAAAGAATTCAATACCAGAGTTGGTTTTAATACTAGCAGATTATCAATACAAGTCAGCTTTCGTAGCAGATGCGAATATTAATAAGATTGCTGCAATGACAGAGATAATGAAAAAATGTCAGTGGAAGTAAAAAAGTATAAAACAAATCCATTTAAGTTCGTCACAGCTATCAATTACAGTAAAGAAAACCTACACGAAACAGAGACTTTCGAAGAAGATTATTTGCCTTATATTATTAATAGATCTCTCTCTATGTTTCCAGATACAGTCCAAATAGCTAATGAAATCAACATTTTGCACTATGTTCCAAAGAAGTGGCAATTTCTGTATT